GACGTAGCGGGCGAGGCAGGACCGGAAGCCGTAACACCGATCGAGACACTGAAAAAGTACGTCCGCGAAGAAGTGCGGGCCAACAATGCAGACCTGATAAAAGCGCTTGCTGAGGTCCTTGGAGATCTCGGATTGACGATGGAAAACGTGATTAATCTTGGAGACGAAAGAATCTACCAGAAAGTCGTGAAATTAACCATCAAAGAGCTGAACAGACAGCAGATAAGTAAGCCTGTCTGGAAAGGAGGCTTTGCATGATTGACGATTACGAAGTTATTTTTGCAGGGGTCAGTTCTGCCGACCTCTGCATTTTTGCGGTCAACAGGCCGAACATCCCTGCAGCAGAACGGGACATCGAAACTCTGGAAGTGCCGGGAGTAGATGGGGCTTATCATATCGACAATGGCCGTTACAAGGAGATGACAATCTCGATCGAGATGAACTATATCGGCCCGGAATCGAAATGGCATGAAAAATGGCGGGAAATCAAACGATGGGCGCAGGAGAAAAATGCAGAACTGATCCTGAATGACGATCCAGTGTTTGTGTACCGCGCCTATTATGCAGTTTTAAGCGAAAACAGCAGAGAAAGCCTGCGGGTGGGAAAATTCACGATCACATTCTATTGCTCACCGTATCTGTACGTACGCGGAAGCGATGAATATGAAAAGCCATATCCAATGACGGTATACTGGGGTCACAAAGTAGGCGGCGGAGGATACGTGCTGACAGAAAACGGCCAGAAAGTAGCCACAAAAAGAAAGTTTTTTACACTGACGAATGAGTATGACACCTCGTGCCCCAAAATCAAAATTGAGGGCCACGGAGAGTGCTGGGGACGAATCAACGGAAATGAGCTGCTTGCACAGGTCAATGGAACACTGATCATCGATACGGAAAAAGAAATAACGGTGAATGGACAGGGACAAAATGCGAGCAACAAAATTAAAGGAAATTATGAAGATTTCTATTTGAATCCGGGGGAAAACGTTATTTTGTTTGACTCTGCGTTTGAAATTTCGGTTGCACCGCGTTGGAGGACAAAATGATACAGGTTTACAAGCCAGAAAACAAAAATTATGAAAATAACGGAGACTGCGTGCTACATCCAAAGAAATGCGAACTGACTATGCAGCTTAACGGAGAATGGGACATGGATATTGAGTGCGCGGCAGATGCGCTATATATTGAGTGCCTGAAAGCCGGATCCGTTATCACGGCGCCGACTCCATACGGAGAAAATGAGCAGTTCCGGGTGTATGATGCAGAAAAGGAGATGGGTGGACTTGCCGCAAAGGCACGGCCCATCTTTTTTGATGCATCAAGAGAAACCCATCTGAAAGATGTGCGGCCAACACAGTGCACGGGCACGGAGGCGGCGGAGAAGATCAGCGTTGGAAAATATCGTGTTGTTTCGGACATCACGGATATCAATACCGCGTACTACGTCAGGAAGAATTTGATTGAGGCGCTGCTGTCTGACAATGAAAACAGTTTCATCAACAGATGGGGTGGAGAACCTATTTTCCAGAATTACGTATGCCAGATGAGAAAAAGAGCCGGAGGAGATTACGGAGCAGAAGCGCGGCTTGGATTTAACATGTCGTCCGTTAAGGCGAAAGTAAACATGGATAACGTGGTTACCAGAATCATTCCGGAAAGCTACAACGGGTACACGTTGCCAGATGATAGTTATTATGTGGACAGTCCAAATATTGGAAAATATCCGATTGCCTACACAAAAGTTGCGCAGTATGAAGATGTGAAGCTACAGGCGGATTGCAGAACCGATGAAACGGGATACGCAACACTGGAAGATCTGCAGAAAGCATTACGGGAAAAAGCGAAAGCAGATTTTGAGGCAGGATGCGACCTACCGGAAATCACATATGAAGTGGACCTTATCAACATCGAAAACACAATTGAGTATGCAGATGTGGAGAATCTTGTGAAAATCGGTCTCGGAGATTACGTGAAAGTGGAGAACAAAGATCTGCAGATATCAACAAGGGAACGTGCTGTGAGCGTGGTGTGGGACTGTATCATGAAAAGAAATACAACCGTCACGCTCGGATCCGCGGAGAACGATTATCTGGATCGGATCAGTGCGGCAATGAAAATGGCAGAGCTGGCGCTGAACAAAGACGGAACCGTAAAAGGCGATCAGGTAACCGGAATGATTAATCTGATGAAAACAAGACTGAAAGCAACTGCAGAGAATGCGGAAAAACAGGCGGCAAAAGCAATCCTTTTCGAAGAATTGGACAAGAACAGCGACCTGTACGGAGCGATGGCACTCGGCACAACGGGATTTTTGATCGCATCCGAAAGAACGCCGGACGGCAGAGATTGGGACTGGAAAACATTTGGGACGGGTCAGGGATTTCTAGCAGATTATCTCATTGCAGGGGTGTTGCTGTCGCAAAATTATAAAGATGGAGAACAAGGATTTAAGCTGGATCTGAACAGCGGAAAAATTTTTGCGTCACTGTTGGAAATCTTTGGAAAAGAAGCAGGGAAACCATGCTCGGTTGCTTTGGAGAATGGAAGAATTTTGGTAAAAGAATCCAGCGGAAAGCCAGTTATCCAGATATCACCACTCCAAAATGTGGATATTGTGACAGGAAAAAGCACATGGTCGGGAATGATCGGAAAAGGAAACACCTTCATCGAGGTGAATCCACAAGATGATTATATCAGGTTCAGGGCAGGGGCGATCTACGAGGGATATTCCGGATCTGCGGGATTGAGTGGGAAACTCGTGTACTCTGACGAAAGTTATCTGGTTATCCGAAACGGAAGAATCACGGGAGGAAGGATCAAGAAATCGGATGGAACGTGGGAGGAACTGAAAAATGGCACTAATTAGCTCAAATGCTTATCTGAGCATGGAAAATGCTACAGACAATGCGCAGTACATCTATAATTTTATGATCCGAAATGGAGCGTCGCAGAACGCGGCGCTTGCCGTGCTGGGCAATATGTACGCGGAATCCACCTGCAATCCGGGGATCTGGCAGAATCTCGACAGCAGTAGAACAGACCTGGGATTTGGGTTGGTGCAGTGGACACCATCCACGAAATATACGAGCTGGGCCGCGGCCAAAGGATATGAAAGCAAGAACATCAATGGGCAGCTGCAGCGGATCCTCTACGAGAAAAACGCAGGGATCCAGTGGCAGAAAAGAACTACATCAATGTCATTTGCGGAATTCTGGAGCTCCGGAGAAAGTCTGGAAACGCTAGTAGAATTATTTGAGCTCAATTACGAGCAGCACGCCGGAGCAGTACAGCCCAAAAGAAAAGAGTATGCGAATTACTGGAAAACGCATCTGACATTGGATGATGATTCGGTCGAAAAAATTGAAAAGGCGATTGCCTGGATGCTGAATATCGCGGCAGATAACTCGCACGGGTATGATCAGGGTTATCGGTGGGGGCCAGATTATGACTGCTCCTCATTCTGCATCACAGCGTGGCAGGAGGCCGGCGTGCCAGTGAAAACGTATGGAGCAAGCTACACCGGAGATATGCGGGCGGTGTTCCTGCGCTGCGGCTTTTCGGATGTGATCGGGAATGTAGACGTCTATTCCGGATCAGGTCTGAGACGCGGTGATGTACTGCTGAGCGAGGGCTATCATGTGGCTACGTACATAGGCAATGGAAAGATTGTGCACGCATCTCAAAATGAATTCGGCGGAGCAGTGGGAGGACAGACTGGGGACCAGACGGGAACTGAGATCTGCACAAGGAGTTATTATTCCCATACGCCGCCGTGGGATCATGTATTGAGATATAAGCAGGGCGGCACAGAGGAGACACCAACACCGGAACCAACGGCAACAGTGTACCCGGTGCAGTGGATACCGGCATAGAGAGGAGACAGAAAAAATGGACATGACAATGTTTGAATGGCCGACGAAAGCCAAAGTCGAAAGCACAGATTATGTAGCAATTTGCGACGCAGACGGAAACGAGAAAAAAATTGCCGTAGATGATTTGAAAAATATCCAGAAAACGGAAACAACAGGAGGAACTGTGGAGGAGTGGCTTAAAGCCAAACTGAAAAGCTATGCAGGTTTTTCGGACGGATTTTACCCGGATCTGGGCGGATGGTCCGGAGGAACGGATGCGTTCGGACTGATCACAAAAAAAGGAGTTAAGGTGCAGTACGTAGGATTTATGGCAGATGGAAAAATCCGTATGGGATCCTATGATACGAGCAGCGGTGCGTACAAAATCTATATGCACGGAGATACTCTGGCGGATCATCCAGTTGGATCCGTGTGGATCACGGAAGAAAAAACTGCAGATCCGAATACAATTTTTGGCGGAACGTGGGAGAGATACGCAAAAGGAAGGACACTGGTTGGCGTTGATGAAGAAGACACCACGAAAAAATGGAACACAGCTGGACTGCAGGCCGGTGTTACGACAAATAACATCGACCACAAACACTACGAGACCAACGGAGCCGATGAGGGATCGATGTATCAGGTTTTCGGAGAAGATGGAGGACCGTATGGCTCTACGGTCCAGGAAAAAATGAATAATGCATCATGGAAAGCACAGACATCGGTTGGAAATATTAGAGTAAATAAAGTCTCCAATATTATTGATGGATCAAAAACTATCAATAACATGCCGCCGTACATCACAGTCTATATCTGGAAACGTACAGCTTAGGAGGGAAAGATCATGAGAGTACTTGAATTTTCAGTTATGGGTCAGCAAATCGAAAGGAGAGGGGATTTTTCCGGCCTGGTGGCGGGCAGTGAGCAGTATATGACAGCGAAATTTTGTTTTGACCGGGAGTGGGCCGGAAAAGTAAAAGTGGCAGAGTTCCGCCGAATTGATTCGAAGATCGCAGAATGCTTTTCGGAAAAAATCACTGGAAACTGCTGCATCGTGAGAACCGAGGTGCTGCACGGAAAGAAATGGTACGTGAACGTAGTAGGACTGGGAAAAGATGGAATGAAACTGTCAACAAACAGGGTAGAGGTGAAACAGGAGGAATGACATGAGTACAACAGACGAATTACTGGAAGAGATGCTGGAAGATGTGGAAGAGTACGCAACACCAGTCACGGACGATGATCTGCAGTTCTGGATTGATGAACATCTGAGAGTAATTTCTATCCCGAAAAACGGCGTAGTGGCTGGAGTTGAAGGAGATAAAAATGTAAATAAGATCAAATTCGGCATGAACCGGTACTACCACGACTTCGATATGTCCACATTCTCCGGAAGAATTTTGTACTCAAACGCCAAAGGAAATAAAAATTACTACAACATCACAGATATGCAGGCAAGCGGGAGCATCATCACGTTTTCGTGGCTCGTAGACGCCGATGCTGTGCAGTACATGGGCAAAACCGCGTTCGTAGTCTACCTCTTCAAAATTCAGGGCTCGGAGCTGCGGCAGAAATTCTTTTCAACGTTGGCGACACTGAAAGTATTGGAAGGAATGGAAGTAGATTCCGCTGTACCAGTCGAAAAACAGACGGACATCATCGAGCGGATGAAAGAGGAGATCAGCGCCTACGCAGAAGAAGTCAAGAAAAGCCTGCCGGCCGACTACACGGCGATGACGGAGCAGGTTAGTTCACTCAAGGAAGATGTAAATAATTTGAAATCATCGGGCGCTAATAACGAATCATTGATAGTGATATATGACATATTATCGAAAGGAACATATACAGAGGATATATCATCTTTGATGTCACAACTGGATGGATTGGTACACGATGGAATGTACAAGATTACAAGTGATGTTGAAAATGCAACATTAAGCAACAAAAGCAATTATGTTGCCAAAGAAAGCAAGTACACATGTACGGTTACAGCATCACTCGGATATAAAATATCTGCGGTTGTAGTAACGATGGGTGGAGTTGATATATCATCAAGCAATTACGATAAAACGACAAAAACAGTAACAATTGAAAGCGTAACAGGCAATGTTAACATTACGGTAACGACAATTGAATCAGATTTTACATCATTGAAATACATTAAAGGCGATGGAAACAGTTGGATTGATACAGGAGTTGTAGCAGACGTAAACCACAGATATGAATTATCTGCGAAACTGGATGGAGATGATGCTGATGAGTATTTCTTCGGGGCAGACCAGTATAATGTTGGAAGCGCTTATAATCAATTTGTGATGAAAACAGTATCGACGCATGCAAAAATAATGGGTGTGATCAATAAAAGTGCTGTTGATGTTGGAACTTGGAATGTGACAGAAAACAATTTATTGTCAAATAAAAAAATGTATTTAGTTGTTAAGAATGGTTCACAGGAAATTTATCTTAACTCTGATTATACAGAAAAGCAGTCACAATATACAGCAGGAAGTGCATCTTTTGGAAGTCAAGACACATTACCGATTATTCCGTTGTATTTATTTCACGTCAATACAACAACATCAACAAATCCGCCCAATGCAATCACATATAAACGAAGCAAAATTACAGTATTTTGGCTGAAAATTTATGATGACACAACAAATGAAATGCTACATGAATTTTTGCCAGTGGCAAAAAATGGGAAGATAGGAATGTTTGATACAGTAACAAAAGAGTTCCACGCAAACATCGGAACAGGAACATTTACATACGAGGAGGCGTAACTATGGAATTATACGATGCAGACGGTAAAAAGATTTTTTTACAGGAAGATGGAACAAAAACAGAAAGCAAACTAAAAGGGAAAAACATCGTGTTCCTCGGAGATTCCATACATGCATATCAACAATGGGATGGTGTCACTGTACCATATTTAATTCAGAGCAATACAGGAGCAAAATGCTATAACTGGTGTCAAGGTGGTATGACAATGGCGTTGACCGATACAGCATCATACGACCCTTATAGTTGTGTGGGGATGGTAAACGCACTAACACAAAAGGATTTTACGAATCAAGAAAAATATGCGGGAGACGATCATGGAACAGCACAAGGAAATTTTACCGAACAAATTGCTGAAATGAAAGAAATAGGATTGGATACTGCCGACATAGTCGTTATTGAATTTGGAACGAACGACTGTATTAAATTAGTTGATTTAGATGATTCTGAAAATGAACTTAATACAAAAACAACAGCAGGAGCGTTAAGGTATGCGATTAAAACGTTGCTAAATTATAAATCTAATTTATTAATATTTGTTTGCAACGTACAAAAAATGACAGGATATGCAGACGCTGAGCATCAAAAACCTTATGATTCAGCAAAACAAACGCAAGCAATAAATAACGTGTGCGAAAAGCTTAATGTTCCAATCGTAGACATATATGGAAACTTACTTCTAAATGATTACACTAAAGGTTTGCTATTACATGATGGACTGCACAGAACACATGAAGGAAAGGTAAGACAGGCTACATTGATCCAAAATGTTATAAGCAATTATTTGTAAATTGAGACTGATTACTAGTCAACTAAAGTAGCATGTAGTGAACTAGATTTTTGAAAGAAAATCGAAAATACATTCGAAATCGCGCATGAAATGTGGTATAATAAGAGGGTAGAAAACTAAAAAGGGAGCCGAACTCCCGACGACCAATCAAAAAGTTCGACTCCTACACCACCCACAAGGGGGCTGTGATTATTATAACACATCCACCTCCTTTTGGGTACCCCACAAGGAGGTTTTTTTATGCGCGAACAGTTTGTGAAAGAATTCGTGACGAAGCTTGTGAACCAGATCCCGGATGATGCACTTAAAATCGTGTATCAGAAATTGACCATTTTTGTGTCGGACTACGAAATAGAGCCGAGAAAAACGGAAATCGTCCCATACGAGGGATATCTTCCGGAATGCTATGAGATTTATTTTGCGACACGAAAAATCGAGGGACTGAGCATCCGCTCGCTGGAGCTGTACAACATGGTCCTCCGGGATTTCTTTTTCCAGGTCAATAAGCAGCTGACAGAAATCACGACGAACGATATTCGGGTGTATCTGTACCAGACCCAGGAAACAAGAAAAATCAGCAATGCAACGCTGGATAATCGCCGAGTCATTATTCACACATTCCTGGAGTGGGCGGCCAACGAAGGATACATCGGAAGCAACCCATGCCGAAACATCAAGGCGATTAAGTATGAGCGGGCACAGAGAAAGCCACTATCCGGAATGGAGCTGGAACGGGTGAGAAATGCGTGCGAGACGCTCAGAGACAAGGCCATGATCGAGATGCTGTATAGTACCGGATGTCGCGTGACGGAGCTGGAACGCCTGAACATTACAGACGTAGATTTTGAGCAGAAGGACGTGCATCTTTTTGGAAAGGGGGATAAGCACCGTACATCGTGTCTTAATGTACGAGCCGAACTTGCGCTGAAAAATTATCTTGCGACAAGAAATGATGATAACCCAGCCTTATTTGTTTCAGAACGCGCTCCTCACGGCCGGCTGAAGAAGCCGGCGATTGAGAAAAGGGTGCGGCAGTTGGGAGAGATGTCTAAAATCGGGCGGAGAGTGTATCCGCATCTGATCAGACACACGACTGCGACAGATGGATTGGATCGAGGAATGCCAATCGAAGAGGTACAGCAGTTTCTCGGGCACGTAAATATTAACACCACCATGGTCTATGCTCAGGTATCAAGAGCCAATTTAAAGCGGGACCACAGACGGTACATTGTATGAGAGCGGATTCCCGCTCTCATTTTTTGAAGGAGAAAACATGACTGAGATTAGAGCAGGGCCCGCGCGGAGGTCCTATTTTTGCCAATAAAATAAGAAGAGAAGGAGAAAAAATCATGAAAATTATTGACTCTTATAACGCTATAGTAGGCAGCGTGGTAGCGGTGCTGTCGTATCTGCTGGGGCCGCACTGGATCCTGTTTGCACTTTTCCTCGGCCTGAATGTGGCAGACTGGCTCACGGGCTGGATGAAAAGTAGAATCGCCCACAAGGAGAGTTCCAGCGCGGGCTGGAAAGGGGTACTCAAGAAACTCGGGTACTGGCTTATGATTGTAGTGGCATTTGGAGCGAGCACGGCTTTTGTTGAAATTGGCAATACAATCGGGATTGACCTCAAAATCACAACACTGTTGGGGTGGTTTGTCTTAGCGTCACTGCTGGTGAACGAAATCCGGTCGATTATTGAGAATTTTGTGGAAGCCGGATTTGATGTGCCAATAGTCCTGACTAAGGGACTGGAAGTCGCGGACAAAGCAATCAACCAGGAGCAGGAAAAGAAATCAGAGTGAGGGCGGCCAACAACCGTCCTCTTTTGCGCCGGCGCAATTCCGGCAGAAGGAGCTAATATGAAAATTGATAGGTCATACATGTGCGCAATGAACAAATTACCATAGACGTACATAAAAAGCCCACACGGGGCTATACGAGGCTCTGACGGGCGAATAACAGGAGGTTAGAAAGATGGAAGTATTAAAATTTCTGGAACAGATCCCGTTGCCGATTCTGGTGGTGGCACTTGTGATCCTGGTTGCGATCACAGTAGTGATGGCATATCAGTATGCAAAGATGCGCGGCATGGACGGCATCCGGGGGGATGTATACCAGTTGATCCTGAAAGCCGAGCATGTCTACAATGAATCCGGCCAGGGAAAGCAGAAACTCAAATGGGTTGTAAGCCAGGCACGCGGACTCTTACCAAAGTGGATGCAGGTTTTTGTAACAGAAGAAATGATGATGAAGGTAATTGATGAATGGTTCAAAGGCGTGAAAGACCTGCTGGACGACGGGAAGGTAAACGGATCCCAGCAGTAGTTATAAAGAAGGTCAAAGAGCGGGCATCATACCCGCTCTTTTGCTGTGAAAGGAGAACGTCGTGGCAATTTCACGAAATATGAATACGGATGCGGCATATAACTGCCTGATCGCTGCCGGGGCATCAGTTTACGGAGCTTGCGGAGTGATGGGAAATATCTTTGCAGAATCGGGGTTCAATCCCCGTAATCTGGAAGACCTGTGCGAGGAACGCCTGGGGTATAAGTACACAGACGATACCTATACCGAGGCGGTAGACAGCGGAGAGATCTCTCGGGAGTTGTTTCTGCATCCGATGGGAGACAGCCGCCAGTATGGCTATGGCCTGTGCCAGTGGACAAGTGCTGGCCGAAAAGCTGGATTGTATGATCTGGCGAAAAAGAAAGGGGTTTCGATCGGAGACCCGACAATGCAGATTGAGTACATGATTTCGGAACTGCAGAGCAAGTACCGAGGCGTTTTCTATGCACTCAAGAACGCGAAGACAGTGCAGGAAACGTCAGATATATTCTTGACGAAGTTTGAGCAACCCCTAGACACTGGATCCGGGGTAAAAAGCAAACGAGCCTTTTATGGCGAACAGTATTACATGCTCTATCAGGGCGAAAACGAGAAGGAGGAAAAACCTATGAGCTTAATTTCTAACAGCGGACATGACGAAAATGGCAGATATTCTGGCGGCAGAGCTGGAGATCAGACAGGAACCGAATGGGCACTGATTCCGTGGTATTCCCGTCCATGGAAGTGTGTGTTAAGATACCAGAACTCAGCAGTCCGCGCGAAAATCGCAGAACTTGCTGTGAAAGCCGCGAAAAACGATCTGGTTGGTTACGATCAGAGCCAGCGAGACACCTATTGGCAGCATCTCAAAGCCAGCAACTACGATCCATCACAGATCACGGTTGCTTGCGAAGCTGATTGCTCTGCAGGAGTCATCGCCAATGTCAGAGCGGTCGGTTACCTGCTTGATATTGATTCCCTGAAAAATCTGAAAGCCACCTATACCGGAGACATGCGGAAAGCATTCAAGGCAGCGGGATTCCTGGTTCTGACTGAGAGCAAATACCTGAATGGCCCGGACTACCTGTTAGAGGGAGATGTCCTGCTGAACGATGGAGCCCACACAGCCACCAACGTCGAAAATGGCAGATATTCCGGCGGAACATCCGGGATGAATACAAATACCGGATCCGGCAGCAACAATGCCAGAAACAACGTTTCTGATGGTCAGAAATGGCTCAACAGCAACTATGGGGACAAGATCCTGAAGTATTGTGGAGCCAAACTGCGCGTGGACGGAGACTACGGCGATAAGTCCAGATGGGCTGCCCTGGCGGTTTGGAAAGACTTGATGAACCGGAGATACGGCACGAAGCTGGATCCGACAAACAAGAACTTTTTCGAATCATGCAAAAAAGTTGCTTCGAAAGCCACCGTCAGCCATGGAACTCAGGGAACCTTTACCTTCCTGGTTCAGTTCATCCTCGCAGCGAAAGGCTTTTATTTCGGCAACATGGACGCTCTCTGCGGAGACGGTCTGACCGCCGCGATCAAGTCTTACCAGAAATCAAAAGGCCTCGAAGCTGATGGATACTGCGGAGCCAACACCTGGTACGCACTGTTCAACTGATGAATCAACTGACCGGTTGCGATCCTGAAACGTGATCGGTCAGAAGTAACTTGTAAACCACGCAAAAAGACTTTTTTACCGGAGAAATCCGGTGCAATTCCATACATGCAATTTATACGCCACTTTGCCCTGGGTATCTTCGGATACCTGGGGCTTTTTTATTGCCATTTTTTAAGGTAAAATTAAAATAAATATATTACGTAAAATGTATTGATATATTGCGCAATATGTGATATATTATAACCATAGAAACGAAATAATAATTGATGAAAGAAATATTTACTCGGAAGATTGGAAGAGGTGATAATAAAATGGTAAAATTAAAAGCTGGTAGAAATATAATTGAACTTGATGAAAAAGATCTAATTTTAGATAACGGAGCTTGTTATCAAATTGTTACTAAAAAAGTTGGAGGATTTGATTGGTATTATCCGATAATGAGTAAAAAATTGTTTCATGATTTAAAAAAACTTGAATTAATTTTCACAAGTGAAGAATTAAAACAAGATGCTATAAAGAAATATGGTACATCGGTAATAACTTATTGGAAATTTAACATTGAAAGAATGCAAAAACTTGGATATTAAATCGATGTAAAGGCGGTAATTATGAGAGAAACAAAAGAATTTAATCAAATTGAATACATCAACAATTACATAAAGGAGAAATACGATCGGATAAATTTGGTTGTACCGGCGGGAAACAAACAAGTTATTAAAAGTAGGGCTGCACAAAAAGGGAAAAGTGTTAATCAATATATAAATGAACTGATCGACAATGACTTAAAAAATAATAAAGAGAAAAAAGAAGATAAGAAAATGAAAAAAATTGAAATCGTAAAAACAACAGCAAAAATCAGCTGGAAAGAAAGGGATGAAATCAAGGAAGGATGCACGATGCACGATGTGGATCCGGAAAAAATTGCCTCATTCGGAACCAAAGAGGAAGCCGAAAAGGAATTGAAAAAATACAAAACGGATGTTTGCACATCCGGAAGCCTCTTCACAGTAGAAGAGTTTTCGATCCAGGAAAACGAATACGACGAAGATGACGAATGGATCGGAGGCGGTGATATTTGGAAATTCACGCCAATGGAAATTTTTGTAGTCGACAAAGAAACACGGAAAACGATCGCAAAAGCCGAAACTTACGAAGAGGCGGAGGAGGCCGCAGAAGAGTATGAGGGCGATGCGGGCGCCGATATCGTGTTTTACGAATAAAAAAATAGTCGTGTCGAAATGGCACGGCTTTTTTTATTTGCAAAAAAATGCACATTATACGTATAATGTGCTAATATATAATCACAGAAAGGAAATAAACAAATCAGAAAGGTGGTAGTAAAAATAGAAGAAAAAGTGGTAATAACGAATAGTTCGGAAGCAAAGAATTTAAATGAAAATGAATATTTCACTGCATATTTTAATGACGTAAAATATGGTATGACAGATTATTACGAGGACCTTGATGGTAACGGAGCTGCAGAAGTGGTGCAACGAGCAGAAATAATGAGGAGACGCAGGGATACCAACCCCTGCGTCTTTTCTATAAAAAACTATTGGGAAACTTGAAAAAACTATTGACTTTTGTACTCCAATGGAGTACAATATAATTAACAAAGGAACACAAAACAAAAAAGAGAAAGGCGGAAACAACAATGACAAGATACGGAGAAGAATACAAACTGAACACGGAAGAAATGGAGAACATCGCAACCTATATGAACGATGAGATCAGAGAAGACCTTCACTTCGAGATGGCTCCATGTGAACCGGAAGAGTTTCTGAGAGCTTACGTAGAAAAAGATCCAGATTTTGAAGAGCTGCTGAACAGCGAGTTCTCAATCGAGCTGTAAAGAAAGGGGAGGAAAAGATGTACTGGAAAGAGATCCTAGATATTTACGAAAGAATGGGAGTGGAGAACATCATTCCGATTGCGCACACGAGAATTAAACCGAACATAAAAGTATTGCTCGACGAGAGTGGAAATTTCGTTGGGGCAACACTGAATGAGCAAGATCGTTTTACGATTCCGTGCACGATTGAATCAGAGTCAAGAACGAGTGGATGTGCACCGCACCCGATTCATGATAATATGCAATATTTATGCAACGAGTACAATGACCCGAAATGCAAAGAAAAGAACGAAAGTTACATGAAGCAGTTAGGAGAATATATCGAGGAAGTAGACGACGAGCTGGCGAAATCAGTGTACAAATTTCTCGAAAAAGGACTTCTCAGAGAGTGTATCAAAGATCTTTTAAGGAAAGTAAATCTTCCGGAAGAAAAGGTAATGATTTGTTTCGTGATGGTAACGAGGGAAACCCTGACAAGGGCCTCCATATCGGACGAATACGAAAGATTTTGCCTGTACGCGCTACAAACAGGAGACGGGCAAGACCTCCAATGGCGTGACTACTATCTGAAAAAGCTGGATCCAAACGGAATATGCAGTATAACAGGAAAAGCTGATTTCATACCACCAACTTATCCGAAAGCAATACGAAACCCGAGAGACTCAGCAAAATTGTTCGTCGGCGGAGCGCCCCAAAAGCAAAAAGAAAAATTAAACTCAATGCCGGTGATCAATCCGGGATATGTGATCACACAGAAAATCATTCACACACTACAGTGCATGAACTACGAAGGAGCACAATGGGCATATCAAGTGGTCCGGGAAAACAAAGGAATAACAAAAGAAGTCATAAACAAAATTGAAAACGATCGTGAAATGACAGAGGAAGAAAAGAAGAAATTCGAGAAAAAAATAGTAAAAAGTTTTAACAGGATAAAACAAAATAAAGAGTGGATGGCGAAGAAAGACGGGGAAGAAAGTTATGACGATTAAAGAGATAAGAGAACGCTCCGGACTTTCACAAGGAGCTTTCTGCAAACGGTATGGGATCCCGAAAGGGACCTTGTGTCACTGGGAGAGTGGAGAAAGAAAGCCGCCGTCGTATGTGCTGAATTTGTTGGAAAGAGTTGTTGAACAAGATAAAATAAGAGGGGAGAACTAAAATATTTGAGAGGAGAAACTATATGAATTTAAAAGATGAAAAAATTTTATCGGCGTTCGAAGAAAAACAATCAATAACAGGTGTGCATAAAATTACTGGGTATAATTGGCAACAAATAGCAAAGGTATTATCTACGTATGGAATTGTTGCAAATGATACTCATGAAATTATTTTGAATTTATATGATCGAGGAAAAAATGCAAAAGAAATTTCTGAAATAACTGGTTATGCAGAAACGACAGTTCATGCCTATTTACCGAGGGTAAGACCTGCATATAATGAAAACATTTCTGAAAACGCAAAACGGATAAAGAAATATAGACAAAACAAATAATATACGTACAAAAGACCGTGTCAAAAATTGACGCGGTTTTTTATTTGACAGGATAGACACAATGTGCTAAGATCTGAATGTGTCATTTTTGTGTCATGGGCTTTCGCAAAAATGGCGTATTTGCGGGCATTTTAGGCGGTAAGGGAACTTGACTTTTAATCAAGTTGTCCGGGGTTCGAATCCCCGATGCTTCATCAAATGGGAACGGCTGAAAACCTTGATTTTACTGGGTTTTAAGCCGTTTTTCTGTTACAAAAATGAAATTGTAAAAAA